ACCAAGTTCAACGTCACCAATCCTAGCAGTACCAGCAACAGTACGTAAGCCATCAGGTCCAAGAAAGATTAAGTCACCTGCAAACTCCTGAATAGTATTACCGTTTACACAACCAATGTTTCTGGTTACAGGCTCTACAGCAAAGTTAGCTAAAGCAGAACCTGTCAGTTTAAATATTCTATTCTCGCAGAATATAAATAAATTATCACGAAAAACCTTTAGTCCTACTATAGTATCGTCTACGTTGATACTCCCAGCACCATCGTTTACAACAAAACCATCTTCATCAAACGGCTCACTAAATACTAGTGTTGATGATGTTGTAGACTTACCTGCATAGAACATATGATTTCTAAAGGCAGCTACAAACTTTGATCCTGCTACACTGCTTTCGCTTACATCTGTGGCTGTCATAGATGAGTTAAATACAACAGGTGCATTAGCACCATCTACACAGATTAGTTTTTCATTACCGTCAAAGTTAAATCTTTCAAAGCCATACTTATCTGCGCTAGTTCTACTTGTATCTCGCTCTGTCCAGTTCTCTGACACTGCTGCATCAACTGCATGATTGGCTGCAGTTGTACTTGTTGTAGATCTAGTAACACCTGTAAACGTTGTACTAGTTATACCTGTGTAAGTAAACTCTTCACTGTCTATAAGTAATGTACCACTAGAACTAAATCCTGCAGTGCTATCTACGTTTAGTGTACCAGATCCTGTCATTGCAGTTGTAGATATTATTTTCTGTGATAGTTCTGTAGAACCTGTACTAAATATCTTTTCGCCTCTAGCTGCAACTACTTTGTCTGCAAATCTAAGTGACATCAAAACTTTTTCAGTAGAGCTAGATGTCTGAGGTACTATCTGATTAACGTACTTACGGAAACCATTTATTCTTCTATAACCACCCTCAACGTCAGGCTCAAAGTTTTCTAGAACTAAAGCTTCACCTGGTTGCATAAGAAAGGTGGACCTGTTTAAAACTAGCCCACCCTCACAGTTAAATGCTGTTGGTTGTAATGTTGATGTATCTGGCATTCTAAGATACTCTTAGTACAGGATTGTAAGACGTTGTGTCACTACCTACTAATGTGGATCTTACATAGTCATACTTGTTTATTACAAGTGTCTGCATGTTTTTGATACCTTGTTGAAATCTATCAAAGTTTAACTCATACTGTTGTAACTCACCACGATACTGATACACATAAGCAACTGCGCCATCTACGACAACAGTTGCAAATCTATCAGGTACTGTAGTTGTATCTCCGTGGGCTGACAAATCAGCAGGGAATGTAAAGTAATCAAATACAAGTGTATATTGTTTGTCGGGAAAAGGATACAGTAAATAATTATTGTCAGGGGTACGTACTATAAATCTAGGTACACCACCTTTTGTAAACTGTGCTACTGTTACACCACTAGCGTGTGTAGCAGCCGTTGTACTGTTGGCTCCTCTGGTACAACCTGTTATGTCGTTACCTAGTACACCTGTGTATGTGACTTGCTCACCTCCTATAAATACAGTACCAGAGGTATCAAACCCAGTTGTTGAAGTGAGTGTTAAGGTAGCTACAGTGCTAGAGTGTGATCCATTAAGCGTAGTAGATGTAACATCATCTTCCTGTGTAGCATAGTCTCTTGATATGTATTCGTTATAGTTTAGTTTAGTGAGGCTGTTACCTGCTGAACTTAGGTCTTCATCTTTTTTTATTCTTGCTGTGTTGTAGTCTATATACTTAGTGCTCGTTGGCACACTATACTTGACAACACCTGGAGTAAGTGTAGAGGAGTTTGTTGCGTGATTAAACGGATACGAAAACTCTCTCTGGTTAATATAACGTATGGATTCATTAACAGCGTTTTGACACTGTGTCTGTACACCTCTAGGGCTTGCAAAGTTAGTTGAAGTAAGTTCTACCTCATTCATTCTAACTAATGTTTTGTTTGTTAATGAGAGATACGTTTCAGCCATAAGTACTTCCTAATATGTAATAAGGGGGCCAGTTGCCCAGCCCCCAAAGTATTATGCTAGTAGATCACGGTCTACTTCATTTGCAGAACCTGACTGTGAGATGTCATCCATGATAATGCATACAGCATATACACGAAGAATACCACCAGTGATAGTTCCACTAGATGCTTGAATCTCTACGTCAAGTGTATCTGCTGCTGCAGTAAACACTGGTAGATTTCCACACACACCTGAAGATGTAATTGCTGGTGTATGATCACCAACAGATGCACCGTCATAGTCAAATGATGCAGCAAAGATGTCTACATCAGTTCCTGTGATACCTATGTGAAAAGCAGAGTCGGTAGTAGTACCTTCCATTGCTGTCACCACTTTGAAACCTGCGTGTAGGATCATAGTGTTTGCAGGTACAGCAATAGCTTGAATGATGTCATTCGCTGCTAAAGCTGTGCCACCGTTTTGCAAGATGGCGTCAGCCATATCAAGATCGTTTTGCAATACAGTAAGAGCACCACGGAGTTTTTTGTTCCCTGTTCCACCATTGTTTGATGTGGAAGCAGAGTTGGTTGACATTGTAATTGTAGCCATAACTAAATACCCCCTTACGCTGCGTTATATTTGGCAGTAACGATAGCTTCTGGACGAAGTATCTTTCTACCATATAGATGCATACCACGAACGATGTCAGCAAAGCTGTCAGGGTCACGATATGTTTCCGTTTTGTTGATCTGCTCTGCAGTCGCTACAGCAGAATCATGTCCAGCAACAATCACACCAAAGTTAGTATTTTGGTTAGCTGTGCCTGATGTACCAGGTCCATCGCCTACCGCTGGCAGGTTAGATGAAGTGTACATACGGAAACCGTGGAAGTTGCTAATGACTAGGCCATTACGTAGTCCACCTGATTCACCGAAATCCGCATTCATAAAGCGTGAATCTTCATCGCGCAATAGTTCCATAAACACGGGGTCAACAACGAGCCACCTGCCTTGTGTATCAACTTGCTGTTGATCAAGGAGTCTAGCCATACGAGCGACAACCATTGCTGGTGAAGCTGTTGCAGTCGGTAGTGATGTAGCACCTGGCATACGTGCTGTTAGAGGAATAGAATGATCCCCTGCAGATGCAGTTGTGATGTTAGCCATTGAAGACTTGATAATCTTCATTGATGACAACAACTCATCTGAGCCAGCAGTTGTTACAGACTTAGAACCGTTTACAGTTGTGTTAGCTGTATCTGGTGAGCCATGTAGTGCAGACTGTTTGAAACCTGATAGATAACCTAGAACGTCTTGGTCATACTGATCAGACAAACGATATGCGGCACGATCTGTTGCAAGTTGCATAAAGTTTACATGTGAGTGGGCTTCCTCGATATCATCCATCTTAAAAGCAAAGTAGTTCGCTTTGTCAATAGTTAACTGAAAGTCTTCATCATCTAAATCTTGTGCTGTGACTTGTGTGCCACGCGAATAAGCCTGAACAGAAATTTCAGGTTCTTTGATGATTTGAACCGTATCACCTTGGGCAGAAATCTCCCCAAAATAATCTGAGTTCGTTATTTCTCCTACAACAGTACTCTTGCGGAAAGCAAGCTGTACCTGTTTGGAGTAGATTACTGGCGAAAAATTACCATTAGGTAAATTGCCGTAACCTGACGCTGATGTAAAAGCCATGATTAAATCCTCCATATAGATGTTTGGCTTAGATTTTAAGCAGAACACTTTGAAAGAGGCTAATAGTTCTAGGGTGCAAGCAGCTACACACATTGGCCTTGTGTATGCTGATGGGCCTATACTTTATTAGGTAGGTCTTATCTTAGTAGTCGGGCTTAGTATAATAAAAGCACAAAGGTAGCTAATAATAGGGCTTTATGCTTTTACTTCATAAACATAGTTATATATACTTAATCCACTATGTCAATAGTTTTTTATCGTGCACCACCAGAAACATCATAAATAAACTTACCTGATCGTATAGCTTCCATGATTTCATCTGATCTTGCTTCATATTGTTGTGCAGTCATCTTCTGTACTTGTGATTCCAGTATCTGTCCTGCTACTCCTGCATCGTCAATCCTAGTGTTTCTTTTTGTCTTGACTTGAGATGCAGCGTCTTTAGTTGTCTTTTTCTTAGACTTGATGTCCATACCATTATCAACCTTGAATAGATCAATAACACGTACAACAGACCTTGGGTCATCTTGGTTTTCGTACAAGGCATCCTGTACCCACTTAGGTTGTTCTCCTGCCCAAGTATGAAAGTCATCACTGTCACGTAGCTCATCAAAGTCAGGGTGAGCTTTGCGTATTTCACTCTCTGCTTTTGTGCGGTGAGTTTCAGCGTTTAGCTTATCTATCTCTTGCAGTCTCTGATCTGCTGTAGCAAACTTCTCATCTGCTTTCTTTGTAGCAATAGTTTCTACTATGCTTGCAATCTCAGGATACTTATTAGCCCACGCTTCTATACTTTCATCTGAAGAGGGTGGACGTAGCTCACCTTTTACGGCATTCTCCATCTTAGCTTTTAGTTCTTTTATTTCTTCAGTCTGTTTGTTTAAGTGCTTGCGTAGATCACTATACCGTTTTTTATAAGTTCTTTCTTCTGGAGATAGCGTTGCTTCTTCAGCTTCTGTATTGGCCTCTTTCGCTTCGGTTTTTTCTTCTTCGTTGGATTCTTCTGTGTTCCCTTCGATGAGGGCTTTAAGTTCTGCCTCATCTTTTTCTATTCGTTTCTTATTTGCGCTTTGGTTTGCTTTAGTTTGTACAAATCCTGCATTCTTTGGTGTTTCCACTTCTGTTAGTTCTGGCATTTAGTTTCTCCTTATGTTGGGGCCAGCCGTAGCTGGGTAGCCTTATTGTTATATGGATTTAGTTTCCGTAGACGTTGCCTACACCGCCTGGTGTTCCTTTTTCAAACTCTTCAAAAAACTCATCATCTGTGAGACTTTCATCTTGTATTAGTGCTGTCTCTGTTGCTTCAGTACCACCGTAAAATATACCTGGTGCTCCATCATCGTCATCACTATCGTCATCATCTCTATCTCTGAGTGTTTGAACATAAGCTTGTTGTTGTGCTATTATATCTTTAGCTTCCTGAGAGTCAGATGCAAATGGATCACGTTTAGTAAAATCAAATATGTTTTCTCTACTTCTAGTATTCATTATCGCAAAGTTAGCATTTATTCTTGCGGTATTATACATGTCTAAGTCTGAAGCAGACAACTCATTACCATCAGAATCTTTACCTGTTTTTAAATAATTAGAAACTTTATCAACAACTTGTTGTGCTATTTTATTATTTTGTTTAGAAGCTATCCTAGTTAGTGCAAAGCCTCCACCTGGAACTATAGCATTACCAACTGTAAACAGTAATCCTTTTTCCATAGCTGAAGGTTGTCCTGCATTGGGGTTATCTTGCATTGAGCTTGAGTAGTTTTTAAACATATCGTTAGTCCATTTATCTACAGGTGTGTTTCTAAATGTAGCTACAGGATCAGGTTTATCTCCACCGCCACCTCCACTTCCAGAGGATACTTCTGCCTTTTGTTCTTGCACTTCTACAGGTGTGTCAGCCTTTAATACATACCCTTCAGGTATAGGGCTGAGAGGTCTACCATTAAAAAATATTATTGTTAGCTCTCTTCCTGTTTCAGTGTCAATATATATTTTGTACTCAAAGCCAGTAAACATTGGGCCAGTGCCGCCATAAGCACCAAAGCCACCGCCTACAGGTGCAGGTATTTCTTTGCCCTCTATTGTGTCTACTTCACCGCCCTCTTGCATTTTTTGTGGTGAACCACCTGATGTAACTTTCTCTGCAGCTTCTTCTATTTCTAGTTCGTCATCTCTAAAGAAAGACTCTTCACCTTTTTTGATACGTTGAAAACCTTGTTTAGCTGCATCCTGTAAACCTTCAAAGAACTCTGTGCCGTAGTAACGTCTAGTAGCAGCGTCAATCATAAACTCGTTAGGGCTTGCCATTATAGGTATATCGTCACGTACTTCTTCAGGTGTAGCTCCGACAGGTGCTGTGTTACCACTGACAGGATCTTTTTCTTCAGTAAGTATTTCATCCATTTGATCTTCCATAGAACGTGCAGATTTAAACATAGGTGTATTAGTCTCTTCCATTTATTTCATCCCTTAAAAATGTCAATCTTCGTAGAGCAGCTATCTCACCTTGAGCACGATACATACCTTCTAGGGTTGTCTCTTGTTCTAGTTTACGCTGTGACACCTCTATCTTATTATTAAGTACATCAACAAACCCATCCCAAAGTGGCTTATCGTTTACTAGCTTCTTTACTATCATGTACCTGTAAACCCTTGCTCACCTGGAACTGGTGCTATGCCTGTACCTATAGTT